AGCAATTAGCTCAACGAGGCGCGCTCGAGGGAGGACAGCTTGGATTATCTGGCATGCAAGGGATTGGTTCTCTTGCTGGGCAAAGAGCAAACATAGGCCAAGGCATGGGATCACAGATGCTTCAAGCGCAACAGCTTGGGTCTAATGTATTCGGTGATCAGATGGGTCGTATGCAAGGCGCAGCACAAGGCATGGGCGCTCTTACGGGACAGCAGTTTGGCCAAGCTCTTGATGCGTATGGACAAAGCGGCGCTGCTCAAAGAGCAGGCGCTTCTGGTATAGCGGGACTAGGACAGCAGGGATACAACATGTTGACAGGTCAGATAGGCACGTTAGGAGGATTGGGCGCAACCGGAAGAGGTATTCAAGACAGAGGATTTGCAAACCAATACAGAGCAGCAACTCAAATGGCTGATGAGCCTTACATGAGATTGCAAAGAGGAATGCAGTTGCTTGGACAAGGCGCTCAATTCATGCCTCAGTTCGGAACCAATGTCGGAACAAACCAACAACAGATAGGCCACTTCCAACAACCAGGAGGTTTTGCTGGAGCAATGGCTGGGGCATCTCAGGCTGCAAATTTGATTAATACTTTTAGAGGGGGTTAATTAAGTGTACGAAGACATTATGCGTAGACCTATGTTTCAAACCCCACAACAGCGTGCAGGGTCTGGGATCATGGCTGGTGTTGCTCCAGTTCAAGGGTATGAGAATGGCGGCTCAGTTCCAGAGTACACTCCTAAATTCTTGCGAGAAGAAGAAGATCTATTAGATCAAGTAAAGGGTCAGTTTGAAAAAACTCCTGAAGGATCAGGAATGAATCTGCGTGACTTAACTGACTTTTTTATAGTTGATCCTGAAGATGAATATGACGTAGCAATGGCTGCTGCAACCGCTGGATTAATGGCATTCCCTCCCGCTGCTGCTGCTACTGCTCTTGCCAGGATGGGATACAAAGGCAAAAAACTTTATGACAAAGTTAGCAAGCTCAAGCAACTTCAAGACAAGATTGCAAAGCCATCAGAAAGGGCAGGCTTAACAAAAACAGTAACAAAGCCAATTGGTAGTGTAATGGCTGCAAGAGAGCTTGAAGATGCAGTTGAAGATCCAACTCAATTTGTAGAAGACTATTACGAGATTGGTCAGGATGCAGCTGAAATTGGAGAGCTTTTGTATGACAACCGTGAAGACCTTACAAGATTGGGATTAGAAGAGTTAAAAGATTCTGAAGCTCTTCAACAAGAAAACATGATCGGACCATTTAGTGACTTCAGAGGCATGGCAGATGGTGGCATAGCATCTATTCCTGTTTACATGGATGATGGTGGCGAAGCAAAGAAAACAAAAAAGAAATCAAAAAAAGGATTAGGTATTAAAGCCCTTAAAGACAAATTAAAAGATTTAGTCAACAAAGGGAAAATTGAAATTGAAGATGCTGAAGAGGTACTTGGAACAACTACTAAAACAAAACCAAGAGTAAGAGTAGATGCTAGTGGACAAGTTGTTGATTTTGATAAGCCTACAATAACTCGAAGACAAGAAGCGGCTGCTAGAAGAAAAGCCAATGCAGAAACAAAACCACCACCGGAGCCTAAACCTCCTGAAAGCACTACTAAACCTAAAGATGCTGACAAGCCTAAAGATGATCAAGAAAAGCAGGCCACAGAAACATCTACTGCTACCAGCGATAAGGATGTTAGCGCATCTCAACAAGCTGCTGATGATATAGTTTTTGATAATAAAAAGCGTGGAAACATTATTACTCGGAATCCATTAATATCTCTTTTAGGAGGAGTTGGGTTAGCGCCTGGTGTTGCTGGTGTTGTTGATAAATACGCTGGAACTGAGATAGGCCCAATAGTAAGAGAGGGTTATAAATCTGGATTAGAAACTCTGGGAGAAGGTGTTTCAGCATTTACTAGCGGATATACAGGAGAGCCGGGTGAAGAACCCACTCCACCTACAATGCCTCAAAACTCTGGAATTAATTACTCTGATTTAACAAGACCGCCTGCCCCACCTGCATCGGCGCAACCTAATGTCGCAGCTGTAGCTGGCACTCAAACTCAACCAAATGTGCAAGCTCAAGAAGAAGAGCAAGAACGAAGAAAGGTTTTGCCAGGGTTCAGGCCATTTGGTGGCAAGATAGCAAGAGCGTTGCTTGGAGAAGATGAAGCCTTTGGTGGTGATCGAGGCGCTATAGACTTCATAAGATCAGAAGATTCTGAAGGACGCAGCTTCATGGATAACGTCATGAATACGTTATCAGATCCAAGAATGAGGTATCAGTTATCTCAAGCCGCTAAAGCAACAGAAGGCTTTGTTCCAAGAAACTTTGCGACTGACATGGAAGAAGCTGGTCAAGCGTATGATGACATGATTGCGAAACGTGATTATCTAGAGGCTCAAACTAGGGATGTCGATAAAACAGACACTGAAAAGTTAGTTGATTATTATGTCGATAGTGTAGCTGCAAAAAATCCTGATCTTACAGAAGACCAATTGGCTTCTCTAAGAACTGGCATGAACATGAGTTTGTTTAAATCTTCTAGGGATGCAGCAGAACTTGCCGCTAAATTAGAAATATTATCACTAGTTCCTAATGCCGCTATTACTTCAGAAATGTATGAAAGACTAGCTCAAGGATCTATAGATCAAAACTTATTAGACATGATATCTGGCGACGTAACTCAATAGAGTTATTAATATGGCAGAACTAGCCACATTTAAATATCTTTCTGATGGCTCTCCGATACGGATAAACAGTAGTGATCCTGATGTCATTGCGCAAAAAATTCGTGAAGGCGAACTTGCAATACAACAAAGAAGAAAGCAAAGACAATACTTAGCTAGTCCTGAGTACCAGCCAGCAGAAGAAGCTCCTGAAGGAGAAGAGATAACTACCTACGGTAAAGTTGGTAGGGGAATCTTGTCTGGATTGGTAACAATACCCACCGAGTTAGCTGCAACCATAGGTTATGGTTTGTCTGCTGCTGGCTACGAACAAGGTGATGAGATCGCTAGGCAAGCCATGGTCGTTCAAGATACTTATGCTCCTGACATAGAAGGTCTTGGAGCCTGGGCTGAAGTGCCTAAAGCATTGGTTCAATTTGGTGTGCCTGGTGGATTAGTTCTTAAGACGTTAGGCAATGCAAACAAAGCCACAAAACTTTTAGCCTTAGCAAGCGCAGAAGGGATGGTTGCCGAAGAAGACATGAAGTCTTTTGGCGATACTTTTCTACCCAATCCAATTACTAAGACAAAAGAACTTGAAGCATTGGATGGGCAAGAACGAGCTCTTGCTGCTCTCTACAATAAAGGTGTTAACGGACTTGAATCAGCAGCTATGCTTGCGGGTATACCATTAACAATCACCGCAGGTGGCGCTGTTATTAACACCACTGCCAAGGGTCTTGCTAAGGTTCCTGGTATTAAACAGGTGGGCAAAGGTCTTGGTGTTGTTGGAGAAGGATTTAGCAAAACAATTGATAAGATTGAAAAAACAAGTCCTGCATTTAGAGCGTTAGCTTCATCAGTTAGATTCAGGGGAAGGCTTCCTGATGAGCAGGTTGCTGAAATAAAAGCATTAAGGGCAGTAGAGTTTGGTGGACTTGCCCATGCTAATCTACAAGCCATGAATGATTTATCTTCAACTGTTAAGCAAGTCATGAAGGAAGGAAAAGCTAATGGCTACAACACAGAGAAGATGATTGATGCCATTAATGATTACCTGTATCCGACTGATGATATAGCAACAGGATCAAAAGTTTCTGCTCAAGCAAAACAGGAAAAAGCAGCCAAGCTTTTGGTTGAAATGGATAAGTCATTTGGTTTTGTCAAAGGCGGGGATAGATACACCTCATTTACCAAACCAGAAAACATTCAAACACAATACAGTTTGTTTCGAGCAGCAAAAAATGCGCGTAAAACAATTGATAATTACAGTGAGCGATTAACGAATCATCCAGAGTTCTTGCCAGAAGGTGTTCAAGACATCATCGATGGACAGACTGGGCTGTATGGAGCCACTCAATATCGAATGTTTCTTGATGAAGAATATGTTCCAACTCCAGAAGCAACTGAAGCAGCTATTCAAACCATCATGAAGGGAGCAGAGCAATCTGGCGTTTCTTATACAAGAGAAGAAGCTGTTGAAGCTTTGATGCAGTTAAAAGGTAAAGATGGTTTTGTAAATAAAAAACTATCTCCTCAAGATCTGTTAGAGGAAAAAGTATTAACTGCCATTCAGTCAGGCCCACTAAAGGGAAAGACCCTTAACAGTCCTGCCATAAAAGAATTCCTGGGCGAGTACACAGGTAGAAAGCAGATTGGTTCTAAAATACAAACAGAAGCAGAAAGAGTAGAAGGTCTTCTTTCAAAAACAAAAGAAACAATTGGTAGGCAGTCTGCTGTTCTAGCAAAGGGTCAATACTTCAAGCGATTAAGTCAATACAACGATTCGTTGCCTGAAGGGCAAAAAATGTTTAGAGACACGCCTCCACCAGAGGGGCTGGTCGCTATGCGTGACGGGGATCAATACATTAAAGTTCCTGAAGGCTTGGGTTATGGAGAGCTTAGAGGCAAGTGGGTAAAGAAAGAATACCTTACTGCTCTTGAACAACAATCCAGTTACTTTGATGCAAGAGGAATGAACGCCATGCTTGGTTACGCTTTTGGTACATACCTGGGCGCAAAAAGTATGGTGCAAAAAGCAGTCACTGTTTATAACCCTGAAGGCCAAATGAGAAACGTCATGTCTGCTTTAGGGTTTGTTGTAGGCAATGGTAACGTGCCAAAAGGCAAAGACATTTCTGAGGCTTTCTCTCTTATATATGGAGAGCTTGGAAACAAAACCACTACAACTGCTGCAAGAAAACAGTTAATTCAAGAATACGTTGATCGAGGTGTGATCGGAACTCAGGCCCAGATTGGAGAGATTAATTCACTCATCGAGCAAGCGGTTGACCAAACGTCTGGGGTGACTCGTAAATTATTTAAGAAAAGTGCAGATGCACAAAACAACTTTGCCACTCAATTGTATAGAGCGGGTGATGATGTTTGGAAGGTTGCAAACTTTGAGATAGAAAAAAGAAAGCTAAGAGGCATGGTTCAGAAAGCTGCTCTCAAAGGCAAACCAATCGCGTTAAAGGCAAACACTTTAGAACAGGCTAACATAGCCAGGTCTGCTGGATTAGATCCTAATAACGTAGATTTAGTTGCATTAAGCAGGCAAGGAAAGAACCAGTTTGATGAGTTTCTTGCAGAAGAAGCCGCTTACATTACAAGAAACAATGTACCTAACTATTCAAGGGTTCCTTTAGCTGTTCAGTACGCAAGACAAATGCCTTTTGGAAACTTCATAGCTTATCCATCTGAGTTAATCAGAACATCCTTCAATGTGATCGGCAGGGGGATTACTGAAATAGCTAGTGACAATGCAGACTTAAGAGCTAGAGGTCTTCAAAGATTGTTAGGTTATTCTGCTATTGCTTATGGCATACCTCAAGGCTTGCAGGCTTTTGGTCTGATGATGACTGGGTCAACCAGGGATCAGATAGAAGCTTGGAAAAGAAGTGCTGCTTATGACTGGGAAAAGAACTCAACATTCATTCCAATAAGAACTGACAAAGATGGAAACATTCGGGAAATGGTTAACAGTTCTTACACAATGCCATATGACTATCTGGTCAGACCAATTGATGCGGTGTTAAACGCTTACAACAATGGCGTAAGAAGCGAACAGGAACTCACTGATATTGCATATAACGCTGGCATGGGTGTGGTTGAAGAACTAGCCTCTCCCTTTGTAGGACAAGAAATGTTGTTCCAAAGAATTAGAGAAGCGTTTGCAAATGAAAACCAGTATGGATCTCCATTGACTAATGCAACAGACGATATGGTTGGCGACAAACTATGGGCAGGATTCGCTCATATTCTTAATGGATTGATTCCCGCTTTTGCTCCAGCTGAGTTAAATACAAGAGGTAATCCAATGGATACCACTAATTACAACTTGTTAAGAAGTTTAAGGCTGGGAGATTTGTCGCAATCAGCATTAGTTGAAGCTGGTGTAATGCCAAGGGATTACTTGAGCCGCATTAGTGATAGAGGGAAAAAGCTCGATGTGTATCAAGAGGCAGCAGAATCTTTAACTGCAACTAAAGTATTAGATTTAGGTGAAGGTAAATTAGAAAAACAATTAGGTTATCTTGCTCAAGATGTTAAAGGCGAGTTGGGAAGAGCTAAAAAGATATATGACTCACTTAAACGAGAACATGGAGCTAGGCTTGGAGAAGAAATACTTCAAAGATACATTAAGTCAAACGAACAACAGTTCAAGACATTAAAAAAATTGTCTGTTGCAGTTGATGATTTTAGGGAACTAGGTCTTTCAGAAGAACAAATTGCTTTTGTGTTAAGAAAAGAAGTTGGTGGTATTCAGGGATGGCAAGGAATTATGAATCATGTATACATTCCTAAAGCGCCTAAGCCAGAAATAACCACTGAGCTTTATAAAGCAGAAACTGATAAGAGAAGGAATGTTGCGCCTGTAGGACAGATGCTTGATGAACTTGGTAGATCCTACAAAGAAGATCAGTTCCCTCTGCCAAAACCAACTGCACAAAGACCTCCTGCGCTTTCTGACAGACTGCCTGGTTTGATTCAAGAAACTGTTGAATCAATACCGGATACAGCGTCAGGTCTTTACAACAGAGCTCGACAGTT